CCATTTCTTCTGAGTTTTCAAATAAACCAAAAGCAGTTCCACCGGCGAATCCACCAGAGATAGCAGCTAGCATATCATCAAAATCAAGAGATGTTTGTCTTTGTAAGAATAACATGTTTTCTTCAATTGCTCCTTGAGTATCTAAGTTCTTTAGGATAGCATCAAACTCGTCAAGTCCAGCAGCAGCAGTAAATCCTACTTCTACGTTTCCACGAGATTGAATAGCAGCAAATAAACCTTCAGATCCTGGCACAGCAGGAGCAGCGATTTGGCTAAATTCACTTTCAACCATTGACATTTCTAAGTAATCTTCAAAACGTAAACGAGTTTCAGATTCAGCTTTTAAATACCATAAATATCCAGATGTTCCATCTTCAGTCGCAACTTCAACCCATCCAATTTGTGCCATATCAGATCCAGATACTACGTATTGGCTTCTTAATATGATTGGTGAATTAGAATATTGAGTAAGTTGTGGTTCAACAGAAACTCTTGTGTTAGCAGCTTGATCACCAGCTCCAGCGGCAATACCACCTAAGTTAGTTCCTTTAGCGTAAGAAGAACCATATACAAATATTTTTAAGGTTGCTCCACCTAACCCAGCGTAGAAAGTTGCTCCAAGAGCAGCAGTATCAAAAGCAGCTACAGTAAGAGCTCCTGTTGTTGTGTTTGAAGCAGTAACAATACCTTTTGCCTCAGCTCCACTTGCTGGATCAAGAATAACGATAGTGTCATTTATAGAAATAACATTAGTGATTCCTGCGCCTACAGGGATAGTAAGAACGTTTATAGCAGCACCTGCAGCTAAAACTACGTTTTCATAAGAGATGTGCAATCTGTTTTGTTCAGACCAAATTACTTGATCAGAAGTCATTGGCATTTCAGCGCCAACCATTCTTAAGAAGCCTGATAACGTACGGTTTCCGTAACGCTCTACTTCTTGTTCGTAAATTTCTGGCAAGTACTGTTGGGCAAAAGTGTTTGTGTCACCGCCGCCGCCGCCGCCGTTAAATTGTAGGTAGTTACTGCTTAAAAGCTCTTGCTGTGAAGAAGGGATTAAACTACCAAATTGAGGAGTTAAACTCATAATTGTTTGTTTTTTTAGTTAAATTTTTTTGTTTTAATTCTTAGTTTTGTAGAATCAGCGCCTGAAATAGCTTTAACCTTAAATCCGTTTAAAAACACTTCTCCTTGTTGAGACCTAGCTTTGGTATCACTCAAGTTTTTTGACTTGTTCATTACGTCTTTAACGGCATCCGCTTTTCCTTGCTCATAAAAATGAGCGGCAATCTTATCTACGTTGTCAGCTGCATACATAGCTTTGTGATAACCTTTCGTGTCACTAACATTACCTTCTTTGTCTAGGAACTTCCCGACAAGGTTGTTAATATTTGATTGGCTTTCTGCAACTTTATCACGGTTTTGAATGTTGTACTTGTAGTTCTTATCACCGACTTTAATATCGAAACCTTCGAAATCATCGTTAAAAAGCTGTTTAGTACTTTCTTGAAACTGTTCATGTTGTTGCGTAGCTACTTCCTGCTGCTGGTTGTATCGGTTGAAAAAATCCGTAGCTTTTTGAGTTTCAGGGTTTACATTTGATCTCAACTTGATTTCATCGTAATACTTAACCTTTGTTTCCTCTAAAAAGCCTTTGGCTTTTGCAACCTCTTCCTTAAACGCAAGTTTCTTTTTGCGTATATCTCTATCCTCGTCTAGATCTTCATCATAGTCAAAATCTTCTAAAAGAAGTTCTACATCTGAATTATCTAAATAAGGTTTATTTTTTTTGTAATACTCTTTCAATAGCGTTTTTTCATCTACACTAGAGTAGTCGGCGTTAAGCCTTGTATAGTCTTCAATTGTTCCACCAGTGTCTTCCATGAAGCTAACTAATTTCTCAATATTCTCAGGTAATTCTTTACCTAATATTTTTTTGTCTTGAATAGCTTTTTCAACTTCTAATGTTGCTTGTTCAGCTACTTCTTTGATTGGTGTAAACTCTTTAACATCTTCGACGGGCTTTTGTACTTGTTCTCCCACCTTAGCGCTATCTCCGGATGGTTCTTCCATAAGAACTTCCTTTGTTTCTCCGATTTGAATGGCATCTTGTTTAGGTATTACCACCTTTATAACCTCTGCTGGAACCTCTACTAAAGGTTCTTTGATGTTAACTTTAACAGGTTCACTGCTTGGTGTTGTTAATTTTTTTGGAGTTTTCTTTTTAATTTTAAACTCACCTTCCTGCTTAACAGGTTCATTTGTTTTTACTTCTGACATAATATAATATAATTAAATAGTTGTTACTTTCTACATGAAAGCTTGCATACCCATATCGGGTTCGTTTTCAAAGTCTTTAGGTAAGCTATCGTTTTGACGTTGGCTTATCATTTCACTTTGTTGTGTAGCTTCCATTTTGCTACGTTTATCTTTTCTATCTTCTCCAGATACTTCTTTTTGCTGCATTGCTTGAACTTCAATTTGCTTTAATTGCATATCGTATTCAAACTTCTGTTGCATTTTGATTTTTTCTAAATCAGCTGCTATTTGCATTTTGTTTATTTCCATCTGAGATCTAGCTTGTTCGTATTGAACCTTAGAACCTGATATAGCTTCTTGCTTTTGAACCTCAGCCATTGCTGTTCTCTCTGCGGTATCTGCTTGCGCAGCGGCTTGAGCTTGTATATTAGCTTGTTGGTTAGCTTGATCTTGAATAGCTTTTTGCTTACGCTTAACCTTAAGCATTTGGTTTGCTAGCTTAAGATTTTTGATTTGTCTTAAATCAATAGCGTCTTCTAAATCAATACCACCTTGCCCTAATGCAACTTGAATATTTTGTTCTAGCTTAGCCTGCTCTTCTTCGTCTGGTTCTAACTCTAAAAATATACCAAAGTCATATAAGTTTAAATCAACAACCTGTTGCAGTGTTTCAACATTGAAAGTTGATATAGAGTTTTTAAGCGACTCAGCTGTTAATGGGAAATACAAAGCGTCAGCTATTTTAAGAGACACGTTTTCTGCTAGCTTTAACGTAAGATATAAACTAGCTTGCTTGATATGTCTAGTTGCTACATTAGATGCATTAGCGGCCATCTTTTGAAGACCTACTAATGAGTTTTTATCCTGCGTGCTTCCATCTCTAGCTTCGTTTAATCCCGTTACATCGCGTATCATTTGTAAATAATATTGATACGTTTGTATAAGAGCTTGTATTTTACCAAGACCGCTAGAACTGTTAAGTTCTTGAATAGGTACTTTACCTGGATTCATATCACCGTCTTGCGTCATCGATCGACCTACAATAGAACCAGTTTGGAAATACATGTTTAATGCCTCTGCAGGATTATAATTAGTTCCATTACCAAGATCAACCTCAGCTAATCCGTCCATGTCTAAGTAAACACCGTCTGGTACCATTCTAGACATTACCTGTTGCAATTTAAGATGCGTTAGCTGAATCATATCTGCAAATCCAACACATTTACTTACAACAGACTCTATGCGTCCCTTATACATTCTAGGAGCACATATTGTGTAATTCATTTCAACCTTAGTTGTGTCTGCCATTGGTCTAGACATGTTCTCTGCTAAGCTCCAGTCTAATATATTATTAGTTCCTAAAACTTTAGCTCCAGTGTATAACACTTCTATTGATCTAGATACTCTTTCAAAGTTGTCGTTTTCAGGCGGATCAAATGTATCTGGCTTTTCTAAAGCTTTTAATAATCCTGAATCTGTTTGTTTTATTTTAAATACTTGATTGTGGTACGTCTTATATTCAAAGTACATAACCTGTACAGTGTTTTCATCGTAATTACCCCAACCGGAAACGTATTGTCTGTTACCAGGTGTTTCTTGTATTCTTTTTAATTCCTCTTCTGATATACCAGGAAACTCTTTTTTAAGTTCTGGTATTGTTATAGATTTTACTTCGCCTACATAGTATATGTCTTCAAAGTTTGGATCTTCTGTGTAAGAGTAAACCATATAAGCAGGATCAACGTAATCAACAGTAATTCCTTCAGCTGTATTAAAATTAGTTTTACCAGAGGCAATACCAATCGTTGTGAGATCCATGTTTAATCTACGTCTTACAAGATCGTATTTATTTTGAGCAAATACAGTTGATATAGCTTCTTCTTCGGCTATTTCAATTGATTGCTTATAACTTAGTTGCATGTGTAATTCCAGTTCTTCTTTAGATTCTGGAACTACAACACCGCTCGGTGATTGATGCAAATCAATACCTAACGTTTGTTTTAAGTTATCTAAATATTCTTTAGCTACCATATCCTCTTGAAGTCTGCTAGCATATTCAGTTCTTCTTTTAACTGAGCTAGGATCTTGAGAGTAAGCTTTTATATCGTAAGACTTTTGTGATATACCGTTAACTACTATGTCTACAAATTTAGATAAAATAGGTACTGGCTTCCAGTCTAAATTAAGATAAGACAAATCGCCATTTATAGACAATTCATCTTTATATTTTTGCACAGGTTGTTCACCTCTAGCGTATAGTCTTAACGAATGAAAATTATTCCAATTAGTCAGATATCTATTACCTCCAGTTCGGCCTTGGTCAAACCACTCGTACTCGATAGCTTGAGCAACTTGAGTTCCGTATTCCCAGCTAGCTTTTTCAGCGTCGCTTACTACTTGGCTTGGAAAAGCGCTATTAGTGTTAGTGTATATACCCATTTAACTTATAATTTTTGAATTGACACCTTTATTGTCATATTTTTTAATACCTAAATTTACAGCTTCTCTTCTAATCGGATTAGATGGAGCGTACCTGTGTTTGTTACAAGCCATTAAAGCTAAACCAGAACTAATAGAAGCATCGTGCTTTGTTCTGTTGTTTATATTAAATTTAGCCCAGTCTTCCAGTGTTCTTTGGAAAAACATATCGCCATAACCTGTTTCTTTTAATCCTACAAAACTTTCTATGTAAGTTTCAATAGCTGCAGCATGTGCTTGCTTTATATCTTCACTAGAGTTTGGTATTCCACCCAACTCTTTTTCTGTTACTGATAATTTATTATACTTTCTATCTGGTCTGTTTATAGAGAACTTTCTATATCCTCTTCTTTTAAAATGGTATAATAATCTAGGTTTGTTATTCTCTGCTAGTATTGGCATTCCGTAAAAAACACAAGCCATAAGAACATCTTCAAAAAATATCTCAGCGGTTTGTGGTCTAGCAATATATTCTAAAAAAAACATATTAGGCGGGACATCTTCCATTGAAAACTTAGTTAATCCATGCAAAGATCCATTAGAACCTCTTTTATCAACCGTACCTGATATATCGTAACTATCACATCCAAAGGCTCCACAGTGTTCGTTGCCTGGATATTTCAAGCCACTCTTTATTATTACACGATTTTGGAGATTTAAAGGTGGAATCCAAGAAACTCTGAATCTACCACTTTTATTTGGTACAAATATAACCTTTGTATCTTTTATACCGTTCTCCCATTGAAAACTTCCTTGTGTAACTGATATTGAGTTTTTAAGATCTTCATTGAAATCTATTTGCTCATATATCTTAGCTAAATTAAATAAAGATTCTTTAGACTCATCTCTAAACGCGTGCTTTGTTGTACGCGGAAACTGTCTATAGAATTCATTTAAACCGTCAGCATCATTTTTTAAACCATCAACTTCATTGTTCCAATACTCTATTACACCTTGAGTTATAGCATCTCCAAAAGGACCTACTACTTCTTTTTTTGGTGTGTTGAATACAGGAAAGCCATAAGAATCAATGTAGCCTTCGTAGTTCCATTCCATAGGTATGAACAAAGAATAGAGTCCTGAGCGAGTCTGTCCATTGGCGTTTCTTTGTGTAACGTCTGAATCATTGTAAAGTTTTTTAAAGTTATCTCCTCCTTTATCTAAAGCGTTAGACGTTGATCCCATCATACACTTGCCTATAATTCTTGAACCTAATCTTAAACAAGTTCGAGTTACCCTCCAGTTGTTTAATATATTTGTTGGTCTCTCCCACTTTCCACTTTCATCGTGTACTAGTAGTTTTAATTTTTCACCGTCATACGAGTTATCCCCTGTGTTTTTCCAGTCGATCGTTGTGTCGAGACCGGTAATTTCTTGTAGCTTCTCGTTTGAGTCGAGTTTGCGCCTTGTGAATTTCGACGCTGGGACTCTGTACGCCAGTTCTGTCTTTGGCCTGTCCATACCGTCTTGTATTGGTTTGAAGAAGAAGGGGTAGTTAACTGATATTGGGACAACTTTGTCAGTAAACATCTTCTTTGCATCGGGTCCAGATTTCGAGAGTATACCAAAGCGTGCGTCCGTAGATATTGTTGCTTGGTTAACCGTTTCCCCACTTGCCATAAATGAAAAACCTGACCGTCTATTTTTAAGGTAGCACATCCCATAGCAGCGCGGGTCGGCTTTACAAGCTTCCCAGAATATGTAGAATAATCTGTTTGATTCCCTAAAGTCTGGTTGCCCGACGTCAATTTTACTCCACTGCAAGTACATATAGTTAGTACCAGTAATGTAAGTAGCCAAGCCTTTATTATAGAACCAAAAGCCTTGTTCTCTTCTATTAAATTCTTCATCGATGTAATCATACCATTCCTCTTTAAAGTCCACGGGATATTCCTCCCAGTCAAATACCGATTTAATCTTATTCAACTCTTTAGGATATTCGGTATGCTCCCATTTGTCGTTTTCAAACGTATACACGTTTTCAGTTTTTGGTAAAGCTATTTTTAGATCTTGTATTTCATAAACATCACCGATTTCACCAGTTTTGCTTATGACCACCATATCGTGCTCTTCGTTGTAACCGTATTCCCACTTCTTATACCTATTAGTTCTTTTTAAAACCTTAGGCTTTACGTGGTCTTTTAATACTTTATATAAAGTCTGGTCGTACATTATTTAGATCTCCCTTCTGCAAAGCCTCTAAAAGATTTCTCTTCTTTAACCTCCACTGGTTTTTCATTTAACATATTCTCTTCAGCCTCTATTCTATTTAATATTTCAAAAGCATCGAATATAGCTAGCTTTTTTGTAGCTGCAGCATTTTTTAATCTATCTGCTGATATATCGTCATCTGAATCAACGATAGCTTCTTTAGCTACTTTGATCAATTCCTCAACTGCTTTTTGCCCAGCTTGGATTATATTCAACTTCGTTTCCTTGGTGTTCATATTTAATTACGATATCATTAGATTTCATACAGTATAATCGCTTTCCGTCAACTAAAAATTCCCATTCCCCGTTTGGCGTATAACCAACTAAGTCTCCTGAGTTAATTCCTAGCGCATTTAAGGAGCTATTGTCATATTTTAATATACCAACAAGGCTCTTCTCTTTATCTAGCGTTAAAGACTCTGTATCTTTTATAGGTGAAATAAAGCATCTGTTTCCAAAAGCTTTCCAATCACCACCTTTATTATATAAATAGATTTGATCTATAGCACAAAAATGCAAATCATCTTTGAACCAAGATCTACTTTTCTTTTTTTCTCCCTTCATGTCGTAGAATACTCTAAACACGTTTTGGTGTATAACAATTATATCACCAATATCAATACCAGTATTTACAGCTTTCGGTGTTTCTACTACTCTAGCTAATCTATTTACAAACTTGAAATCTTCAATCTTTGTATTTAAAACTAACTCTTTATCACCTATCTTAACTGTGTTACTGTATTTTTCACCTAATGGTTCTACGATAAAATCGTACAATCCTTTCAATACTCTAAGTCATATTCAACAGATATTGCCATGTGAGAATTAAACTTCTTCCATGGCATTACCTCGTTGTTTTTCTTAATGTGAATATTGTAAGAGTTATCTTCCTCGTCAAGAAGTATATGTGAGATCTCGTGACCACCATAAACTTGTTGACCTACTGAATAATGCATAGCATCATTCTTGTAATCAGAACCAATACTTATTTTTCTTACAATAGATGACATCCTAAGCTTTTGTAAGTTTAGAATCTTTTTCTACTTCAGTGTATTCTCCAGTCGTTAGATCGATATCAATAGCTCCGTACTCTTTTTCGAGTTCAGCTTTTAAATCCTCTACAACTTTATTAGCATCTGCTACTTGGTGTAGTAAACCGTGTTTTTGTGTTTCTAAAACACCTATTTGATTAACTAAAGTCATTAATTCTTTTTGACCTTTGCTAATACTTTTTAATTGCTCGTCTGTAATGTGTGCCATTTAATTTAATTTAATTGTTTATACCTATATAGTTACTTGATTTTTAACTATTTTAAAGCAACCATGTCTGCTGGACCGGAAAGAACATAATCAAACGCTACCGGTAAAATTGTTCCAGCAGGAACAGCGTTGAATGTAACGGCATCTGCTGCATTTGGATTTGAGCTTGATACGTTTATTCTAATTTCTGCGTCTCCGTTGCCTCCAGATACCGTAACGATATCTCCTTGTCTATATCCAGATCCTGGTTCTCCAAAAGTGCCAGCGACGGTTATTACGCCACCTACAGCTGTAGTGTCTAATTCTGCCCCAGTTCCTAATCCGCTCTCTGGATTTATAACTGGTACGTCTGTTGCTGTTGTATATCCAGTACCTCCATTTACTACAGTAGCACTTTGTATTTCGCCTTGAGCACCAACGACCCCAGATAATATGC